TATGGTCATTGCCGTAACAACAATGCCCAACCGTTGTTTAAGCTTTCAAGTAATCTTTACGGGTTGCGAAGCTGATGAGGACGGCGATGCTAATGTTCACGGTGGTGCAATGTGGGCTCGTATGCCTATAACGGCCTTGGTTGCAGATGAGTCTTTCGAAGAGTGGCCCAAGCCTATGGCGGTACACGAGACTCAACCTTGGGATTGTCCTTCACATACACATGCGGTGTATACTTTAGAAAGAGCTACTCCTTGCCCTTGGATGGCGAAGATAGACGGAAAATTTTTTCCAGCAAAGTATATGTTTACGGTTGATTATACCGACACCGACGTTGCAGATGACCCCGCTCAACACAAACAGGCTCATGTAATGCAGTTACTAGACGCGGGCGAGTGGACGGGTAATATTGTTGCGTTACCTAACAATCGTGTGCGAGTAACTCACCCTGCGTGGTTTGAAACCGGGGAAGGCGCTCCAGACTTCAAACCTTCTCAGCATGTACATTATTCTAAATCTGATTTAGACTATACATTAGATGTAACTCAAATATTCGACAATATTTACAGCGAGGAATGAGATGGCAGTTTCTAATAGCGTAGATTTTGAACTTGATGTAGCTGAATATATTGAAGAAGCGTTTGAGCGTTGTGGCTTAGAGGTGCGAACTGGTTACGACCTTAAATCGGCCAAAAGATCTTTAAACCTTATGTTAGCAGAATGGGCCAACCGCGGTATAAACCAGTGGACTATTTCACAGCGTACACTTGCCTTGGTTGAAGGCACTGGGGTTTATGCTTTGGGCGCGGATGTTATTGATATTCTTTCTATGGTGGTTCAACGTGACGGTACGGACTTTTCGTTATCTAGGTTAAGCCGTGACGACTATCTTAGTATTCCGAATAAAACTACTGAGAGCCGTCCAAACCAGTTCTTTTTAGACCGTCAGGTTACTCCAAGTCTAAAGGTTTGGCCCGTTCCAGAAAACAGTACGGACGTTATTTATTATAACGCTCTTACGCGGATGGATGATGCGGACACCTTTATAAACACTGTGGATATGCCCTTTAGGTTTTACCCGTGCTTGGCTGCGGGATTGGCTTATTATATTGCTGTAAAGCGGGCCCCTCAAAGGGTTCAACTTTTAAAGGCTATGTACGAAGAAGAGTTTGAACGCGCTATGACTGAGGATCGTGACCGGGCATCGTTTAACGTTGTTCCAAAATACGATTATTACAGGGTGGGTTGATGAGCAAATTTGCAACAGGTAGAAACTCTTACGCAATTTCTGACCGATCCGGGTTCCGGTATCGGTATAGAGACATGCGCAAAGAGTGGAACGGTCTGCTTGTTGGTCGGGATGAGTTTGAGTCTAAACAGCCTCAACTAGGTCCGTTTCGTAAAGTGTCGGATCCCGAGTCCCTCAAAGATGCGCGTCCGGATAGAAAAGAGACCTTAGAAGTTTACGTTGGTATTCCTTTAGTAGAAGAACCGCAGCCCAGACCCACACGGGCTTTTGGTTTTGTAGGAGTTGTTACGGTAGAAATACCTGATGCAAGTCCAATAGCGGTTTTAAGAGGGTTTTTCGCGACGGCTTCTGTTGGCTCTGTTACGACACTAGATACCGCGTTTTTAACAGGTGCTTCCGCGACGGCTTCTGTTGGTGCTGTTACAATTATTTCTGGTAGCTCAACAGCTTCAAGATTTGATAGTACATCTGTAAAATTAGATTCCACCACAAAAACATTTGACGAGGGATAAGACATGGCAAAGCAAGCAGTAGGCATAGGATCGTCGGCTAACGATGGAGCAGGAGATACTCTTCGTGCAGGTGCAGATAAAATTAATGATAATTTTGATGAAGTATATGCAGCTTTAGGAAACGGCACGACACTAACGGACATAATAAATTCTGATGGGATTATAGATGTAAGTTCTGGTGCAAACAGAATTGTGTTTTATTATGCAAATCTTAGCGACTTACCTAGTGCGGGAACATATCATGGCGCAGTGGCGCACGTTCACGCGACGGGAGGGTTGTACTTCGCACACGCTGCCGCATGGGTTAGATTAAATGATGAGACAACTGGACCTGTGACTAAATATACTGCGGGTGTAAACGGATCGTCCGCATTTACATTTACTGGCCCCGGAGCTACATCTGGAAACAACCCAAACTTTACTTTTTATAAAGGACATACTTATTTGATTGATAATACAGCAAATGTAAGTAGTCATCCTTTACAAATAAGAGTCTCATCAGGAGGGTCTGCTTTTACAACAGGGGTCACTGAGAACTATAACTCTACTACAGGGTTAACACAGTTCATCATACCGCACGAACCAAGCGATACATCTTTAGTGTATCAATGCACAAACCATAGTGGTATGGTTGGAAACATAACAATAGTGTGATGACATGAGTTTTACATACACGCTGTACTACTATTGCACAAACCATAGCGGTATGGGGGGTCAGATTAACACATGAGCTATACTTACACCACATTAAAACAGGCTATATTAGATTATACTGAAAACGATGAAACAACGTTTGTAAGTAATCTTCCTGTTTTTATTAAAAATACAGAAGAACGTATTTTAAAGAACGTTCAATTGAGTTTGTTTCAAAAGAACGACGCTGGAGCAATGTCGGCTTCTAATAAATTCTTAGGGGTCCCCAGTGACTTTTTAGCGCCGTTTGCTTTGTCGTTTACCAATAGTTCTGGAAGCGCCGTTTTCTTAGATTTTAAAGATTCCAACTTTATTCAATCTTTTAACCCTAATCCTGCCGTAACAGGCGCTCCTCGTTATTACGCTCAATATGATTTAAACAACCTAATTTTAAGCCCAACCCCGGACAGTTCTTATGCGGTTGAACTTAGCTACTTCTATCGTCCAACTAGCTTAACAAAAAGTATCACAACTTTTTCGGTGGCTTACACTGGAGGAACTGTTTTTTCTGCGGGTGAAACGGTTATTGCAACTCCTGCGGGAGCAACTTCCTCTACTGCAAACTCTTCCTTTATTGTTACTGGAACAACCGGAACGGGAAACACAACCGTGACTGCTAACTTCCCTGCGGGCGTTACAAGTTCTTATCCCCGAGGAACAGCGGCTTCAGGAACAGCTTTGGTGGGAAATACCAGCGGGGCTGTTGCGGTAGTTAACAGCGTTCCCAGTGGAACAACGTCAGAAAAGATTGTTCCGGATATTACTGAAACTTGGATTAGTGAAAACGCGGACTTAGCTCTCTTGTACGGAAGTTTGATGGAAGCTTATGTCTTTATGAAGGGCGAACAAGACATGCAAGTCTTGTATGAAAAGCGTTTTGTAGAAGCCATTATGGGACTCAAGCTACTTGGCGAGAGTAAAGAGGTTACGGATGAGTATAGAACTGGACCAGTGGTGAGGCAAAAACAATGAACAATATGTCTTTTGGCGTATCAATGTCTAATGATTTTAAGGTGGGAGTGGAAACTACGGATAACCGTGGCTTTACTCCTGAAGAAACCGCGAAGCGTTGTGTAAACAAGATTATAAATGTTTCCGAAACTGCGCCCCCCGAAATACGGGATCAGGCGCTTGCGTACCGAGAAGAGGTTGAGAAGGTCGTAGCTATCTATATGAAACAGGCTATTCAAAGTGATCGAACTACGGTATATAATGCAATAAAAGATGCTGGTCAGTTAAAATTGGCAGAATATATAAGGAAAATGTAAATGGCTTTTAATGGCAATTTTTTATGCACCTCGTTCAAAGTAGAACTAATGAAGGGTGTTCACAATTTTACGGCAGCAAGTAACCAGTTTAAATTAGCTCTGTACACCAACAGCGCTACTTTTAACGCTGCAACTACTGCATACACCTCTGGCAACGAGGTCAGCGGAACGAACTACACAGCTAAAGGGAACTTTTTAACGAGTGTAACACCCGTGGCTATTAGCACAACAGCTTTAGTTGATTTTGCAGATGAAGTGTTCAGCACCGTAACGATATCTGCTGTGCGTGGAGCTTTGATATTTAACGAAGCCGCTTCGGGAGACCCAACAGTTTGCGTATTAGATTTTGGCGCGGACAAAGCAGCCAGTTCTGGCGACTTTACCATTGTGTTCCCAACAGCGGATGCGTCTAACGCGATTATCCGGATAGCCTAATGTCTACTAAAGTAGCGTTTATAGGTTGGAACAGTGCAACAAGGGCTTGGAACACAAGCACTTGGAACACGAGTCCTGCTTTTGCGCTCACTGCTACAGGGGCTGTTGGTCAAGCAGTTCAAGAAGGCGATGCTGTTGTATCTGTTACAGGGTTAGCAGGAACAACTGCGTTAGGTAACATCTTTTCTACAAATGTAGGACTTAGCTCTACTTCTTCCATTGGAGCTATTTCTACAACAAGAGGCGATAAAGCGTTTGTTACTGGAATTGCAGGAACCTCTGCGGTAGGCAACGTCTTTTCTACAATCGTAGGTTTTAGTGTTACTGCCTCGGTTAACAGTGCAACTGCTCCAGCCGTTGGTAAGGCTAATGTCTTTGTAACGGGCGTTACTTGTACAGCAGTAGTAGGAAATCTAGAAAACCCACCTTGGGGGCAAATTATTCCAGATCAGAACCCCCGCTTTTTAAATATAACGCCTTCTCAAGACCCTTCTTGGGCTAACATTGAGAACGGTCGCGCAGCATAGGATAATAAAATGGCTAGTGTATATACAAATGACTTACGGTTAGAGGAAATCGGCTCCGGCGAACAATCTGGTTCTTGGGGCGATACAACTAACACTAACTTGGAACTGATTGCAGAAGCTTTTGCTTTTGGAACTGAAGCAATTACAACTAACGCCGACACACACGCAACTACTATTGCAGATGGGGCCTCAGATCCCGGTCGTGCGTTGTTTTTGAAGTACACCGGAACTTTGGATTCGGCCTGTACGATAACATTGGGGCCAAACACGGTCAGTAAGATGTGGTTTATTCAAAACGCCACTTCTGGCTCTCAAAACATTATTATTTCTCAAGGGTCTGGGGCAAATGTTACTATTACCGCAGGACAAACCAAGTCAGTTTACTCTGACGGGGCGGGGTCTGGAGCGGCTATTGTTGACGCCTTTGCTACGCTTAACGTGGTGGACTTGCTGGTTGATGACGCTTTGACTGTTACGGGTGCAGTTAGCTTTGCAGCAGACGTAACCCTTGCAGACGGCGCAGATATTATCACAGCTTCGGCAGGTACATCCAACTTCAGAGCAGGCGTCAACACAGGTAACTCCATAGCCTCTGGCGGTAACTATAACGTCCTAGTGGGTGATGAAGCTG